CATAGGCACTACCCATGTAACTTGCTAAATCTTGAAGGGTTTGTTGCTGATCCTCTAGTTTTTGAATTTCTATTTCATCAGATGCAATTCTTTTAGCTGCATTTTCAAGAGCAGTGTCTGTCATCTTAATGTCAGCGTCTTCATTAGCCTTCTTAAGGTTATTCAAGGTCTGTAAGTATATTGTCTCCTCTTGCGTCTTCCCTATTAATTGCCGACGAAGATCTAGGACAGCTTGTAGTCTTGCTACTTCATCTTTTGTACTTTTGAAAGTTTTACCAGCATCTGGGTCATCATATATAGACTTACCCTCTCTGGAACCAGTGCCGAATGTTGGATCTTTGTCAGATTTTGTTCCTCTTGCACCGTACTTCCTAAGAGCTTGTCCAGCAGGAGACTCTTCTATAGCCTTAACTTGTAAAGACTGAAGGCTTAACCTAGCCTGTTCTTCAATATTAATTCTTTTTAATGCTTTCTCTTGATCATGTAAAGCCTCCAAGGCAAGACGTAAACTCGCAGCCTGATCGTCGTTCAACTTCTCTTGTTTTATATAAAGCTCTAACTTCCTTTTCTCAAGCTCGTTTTGTATATAGGTTTCGTCTGCACCAGCTTTACGATACGCACCTTCAAAAAGCATAAGTGCGGCTTGTTCGTGCATTTTACTTACACGACTCTTAATAAGATCGTCTACCTTTTTCTCTGCGTCTAGTTTTTTCTGAAGGATCTTAAGCATAGCTGCTTCACCAGCAGCATACTTCTTAGCTTCTTTAGCAGCTTCTTTTTGAGCTTTAGCACGATCCTTTTCTTCTTCACTCATTAAAGCATAAAGATCTTCAACTTCATCAAGAAGATCAGATTCCGCTTGAGCAGCGTCCTTAGCTGCTTGTGCAGTGCCACTAAAACTAGCTTGTATTTCTAATGCTGCGTCAACAGATGATTTAAGTTGATTAAGAAAAACTAAGGAAGATGCAGAAAGTTCATCCCCGCTTCCCTTAAGTATGTCAAATATCTGTTGAACACCTTCAGCGGCATCTTTAAACTGCCCTGTTTGCATTTGTGTTTGAATACCTGTAAGTCTACTAGGTAAGGTCGCAGAGCCTCCAAATTTACTTAACTGCCCCTCAGTAAAACCTAAAGATTTAAGACCGCTTTCACCAGAAAACATAGATTGTTGTTTTTCTCTAAAGTCAAAGAAACCTAGAGTTACAATATCATTAAAAGTAGCTAAAAGACCCAAAGAATCTCTAGCCAAACCTTGCATAACTGTTCTGCTGGAGTCTAGGTTAGATGTAAGATCTTTAAAACCTGCTGCTAGGTTCAGTCTAGCCAAATTTGACGAAAACTCTAAACTAGCTTCGTCCATATCAATAATTGCTTGAGTATTATCACCGAATACTTGAGCAAGATCTGCATCTTTAACTCTATCTATGCTATTTTTGTACTCATCTAAAGCCGATCTAGCGTCACTCATACCATCGCTAAATGTTTTAGCATTCTCACTAGCTCTAGCAAGACCAAGAGCCATACCGCCTATAGCTGAACCTATAGCAATGACAGCGCCTAAAACAGCACCTTGTGGTCCAAAAATACCGGCAAACTGTGAACCTTGTTGTCCAAAAGCTGTAAAGAAACTAGTGCCAGACTGAAGCTGTACAACAAGATCCTGAAGCTGGTAACCACCTTGTTGAATACGCATATTCATAGTGTTTAGTTTTTTACCAGCACCAGCAGCGTAGCTTCCGTACTGATTGGTGGCATTAGCGGCGGTTTTTGTAGCTTTAGTATTTCTTGTTAAAGCGGCAGTATTCTTGTCAACTTCTAAGCTAAGGGTTCTCTCAGCTTGTATAAGTTTCTTAAGGGTAGGGACAGCCTTCTGGCTGCTGATATTGGCATAGTCTTGTAACTTTCTTTTTATCTCAATAGTCTTTTGCTTGACTATCTCATGCTCTTTGCCCAACACTTTCTCAGTAGCTACAAGCGCCTTGATTTCTTTCTCAAGACGTTTAGCCTCTTGGGTAGCCTTAATGACAGACTTGTCCTCAACAGAGAGAATGAGTTTTAAGACTTCATTTTCCATTCATAACCCTTATAAAGATAGTGTCCAAACGCTTTAGTGCTGATACTTCCCAGCCTTCTAATGGTGTTTGCGTCACTTCTTTCCATGCCTTTATTTGTTCGTAAGTTATCGGGTTAGGGCCTGAGAAACCCATAGATCTGCTGTTGCTTAATAAAATAAAGGCAGACCAGATGTGAGACAACAACGTAGGAAATTCGGGTCCATCTAGTTGTTTTAGTCTTTTTCCAGTCTGCCTTTCTACTTGTTCTAGGTGTTCACGTTCTGATGTCCCGTTCTGATCAGTCTTGCTTAATTTAAACTCGTGTTCAGCATAAGCTTCTATTTGACTGATCAGTTCTTCGTAAAATCCAGCGAGTTAGCCAGCGCCTCCTCTATCTGTCCTCTCATCCAGAATACCTCTTCGTAAAGCTCTTTAGCTTTAGCTACAGTGAAATCTGGGCTGTCACCATCAAAAGTTAAGTTCCAAGACTTAGTAGCTTTAGCTATCAAGTCGATGTTAGACTTCTCCATCTCTTCCGCTGTGACTTCAATCTTACCTTTGTTACCTTGAGCCTTCTTTAAACGAATGTTTGTTTGCTCATGTAATGCTGCTTTGTACTCTTTAGAGTGTGCGGCATAAAGGGTGATTGACATAGCGGTTCCATCATCATTTAAGAGAGGCTCTTCAGAGAATGGATGCAGTAGTTCTACATCTACAGTGTTTGTGGTCGGGATTAAATCTTTCAAGTCCATATCGAGTTTCCTTTCGGGTAAAAGTTGTCGGGTCGGGTAAAAGGGGAGACATCAGACCCGACACCAATGCCTCCCCGCCCTAGCTAGGGTACTTTATGCAGAGCGAGTAATAACTAAGTTACTTGCATCTGCTGTGTTGTAGAGTGCTACGAATGATAGAGAGATAACACGGCTAGTTGGGCCATCTACACCTACGTCTGCACTATTAATCTTGGCTCGTGGGAATGCGAACTTCATGGTGTTAGTACCATCACCCACAGTTACCTCAAGCTCAGTCTCAGTCTCATTCAAGAAGCGGTTGATTAAGGCTGCATCCTCAAAGTAAGCTGAGATAGTACCTTCAACTTCAGCACGACCAACTTCCAATTGTGGCGCACTATCACTACCAATTACGAAAGTAGGTGCGAAGGAGTTCGTCAGAGTGAAGTCCATACCAGTTACGATAGCTGACGTAGTGGGCGTACCATCAACATCACCGATAGCTAATGTACCTGAGTAGGCATCGAAGGGAGCAGCACCTGATGCAGCATCCTGTGTCTTCTCAGTAGCACTAATAGTCATGTCCTTACCAACCATACCGTAGGTAGCTGTTACCATCTGGTTAGGGGCAAGAGAGATACCCATAGTAGAAACTGTCATACCTGTGAACAAACGAGCTTGGTCGATGTCAGCAGCATAGTCTTCGATAGAAAAGAACTTAGGTGTAGTACCAACCTTAAGGACGTTAGTTGACCAAGTGGACAACATAGCTGATTCTAGGAATGCATCATAGTCAGCATCACGTAAGTCAGCAACAATGTCACCAGCAGCTTGACGGTTACCATGACGGTCAACACGGGGCATACGATCAGGTTGAATGTCAGTACCAGCTACACGATCTTTAGTTAAGTTCAAAGAGTGTGTGCTGAAGGGTAAGTTTTGGAAGTTACCAGCAGGAGTCGTGCCAAATGTGCTTTCCACAATGAACGATAGGCTGGAACGAGAACCTTGTGCGAAGGCCATAATGTATTCTCCTAATTATTATAAACGTACCATCCGATATTAATCGGAACGTAGTACCAAGGCGCATCTAAGAAACCTTGCTGTCTCTCAGCGTAGTCAATAGATACAGTTATTGTTTCATCCCCAGTGTAGGAGATTTTAGTGGTTGCTTCAAAAGCCTCTAATACAGTATTAGCTAAGGCATCAGCAGCGGCGGGGCCATTACCTTCTGGGGTGTAGGCAGTTACAACAAACACACCATCGTATCTCTGTTGTGGGTTTAAACCTCTTACAGCGGGTCTACGGAGTGTCGGGAGGAAATTAGTCTGTAGGTAACTTGTACCTGTCGTTGGGCTAAATGAGACATTCTCATAAGCTATGCCTGATGGCAAACTAGCAGTATTAGCTAACTTGTTCTCAAGTGCTGCCCGTATGTCATTATAGATACTAGCCACGGTTATACTTTCTCTTTAGTTGGGTAAATACAAAGTAGCCATTAGTTTTGGGCCAACCTTCTCCACGTTCAACATCACGGGCGTGAGGACTATTGTTACGAAGCTCTATTCGGGTAGTATCCAACAAGGAAGGTATTCTTTCTAAGTC